GGTAAGTTCGCCGAATCGTGCTACTGCGCGACTGCCAAGTTTTTCGGATAGTTCACGAAGGTCATCTTCGGACATATCATCTAAGTCTAACTGTGAAAGAACATTCTCGGATTCCTCCTTTGCTTCAGCTTCTGGCGCAATTGCCTCAGCTTCCGTTTCGGATTCTTCTGACTCTGTTTCTACTACTGGCTCTTCTTCTGGTTGAGCTTCTTCGCTTCCGAGTTGTTCCGGTGGCGCTTCTGCTTGCTCCTTTAGGTTTGCCAAGCGGTTGGCAACAAAGTCACCCGCTGTTATGTTATTAGTTTCCGCTGTATTTTCTGATACGGATTCAGCGATTTCCGTTGCTATTTCGTCTGACATATATTTGGTTGTTTCCACTCCTTAACGCCGAGCGATGGCGATGAAAATATATTAACACACTAAGCAAGCCCATCGGCTTGCGGGTGCATCTTTCGTATTTTTTTCCAGTTGCACATTTGCAATAGCTGATCGTAAGTCAGTATTCGACCAGCTAACTGCTGTATGTTCTCTGATTTTGCCAGGTGCATCTCTTCGATGCACTCCTCCCTGAGAGCTTCTACCGTTGATAAAAAACGAGCAAATGCTTCGTGGTTGGATAATTGGTTTAGGTCGTCTTCAAGTGTCATTTATTTCTTGTATGGTTTTTTTGTTCCAGTTGCTGTATTAAAAATGTGATTTTTATAAGTGAAGTTTCCCACCTTCTGAGAGGCATCTTCTTTAGCTTTTTTAGTTCTAAATCCCGTTACATAGAAAGCCTCCTGCGGTAACTGTTCTGCGTCAACGAGATCGGCATATAATTTTGGATTTGAAGCAATGATCAAAGCGTGACGTGCCTTATCTCGGTCTTCCGCCGTTATTGGATCCTGCTCTTCGTAATCAAGTTTTCCGTCAGATCTTACTGGCTCGTATTGACCGCTAGCTGTAAGCAAGGACATCATATCTGTTTTGCCGTTAGTCAAATATGCGTTCTTATAAACAGGATCTCCTTGGTAGTCTTTCTTTTCTTTCAGAAATTTCTGGCGATTAAGTATACTGCGAGCAACTATACTCATACCATCAATACCTTCCCCTCTTGCTTCTAGTGCAATTAGGTCTATTAAAAAAGGAACACTGTCCATTTCTTTCTTTTCATCAGCTCTACGCAGTGCGTATTCTTGTGCGTTTTTATTATCAGCCATATTAACCTTGTGTAAGTCCTTGAGTTTCAACGTTTCCGACAGATGCTGCTGATGTTCCGTATTGACCATACTGAGTGGCATTGATTTGCTGCTGTTGAGCAAACTGATACTGACCAGCATACTTCTGCAAGCGACCCGCAAATGCTTCGTCCGAACTGAGGCGTTCAGCGATGTCTGGTTGCGATGCGTATTGTTGAATGATTTGCATAGCAATCTGACCACCATTTGGTCGAGCTGGCATTTCCATTCCAGAATAAATCTTGGCAAGATCATCAGTTACGAATTGTGTCATTTGTTCAGCCGCTTGTTGTGCTGGCTGTAGAACTGTATCAGCAAGGACTGGATCAATGGCTGTTGCCGCAATGTCCATTAACGAATCCATATTAATACGACCATTTCGATCCATCTGAGTCAAGGCTACAATTTGCTGTAGCTTTTGTTCTTGTGCTGTTGGGTCTGAATTTAGGACATCATAGCTAATCATAATGTCATAATTTTCTTCAGCGCTACCCTTGGTCATCTTCATTGGGTCAGCATTTCCAGTTACCCTAAAGAACACTTCGTCAGGCCCGAATCGTTGGAAGCATTTGAATGCCATAGACATTACCTCAGCGGCGTGGTTTAAGAACTTGTCCACCAAGAACTGCTTGCGGATCCCAGATATACTAGAGGTTTCATCTAGACCGACAAGCCTGTCGGCTTGTTGTTCTAAGGTCTTTTCGATTTCTATAGATCCAGTTGGAGAAGGTGGTGTAGGCGCGAAGTCCAAGTCCCCCTTGCGGCGGTATGGAATCATCCGACCAGGTCCCCAATCGCTTGGAGCTTGACCTACTGGGTGCAGTATAGGAGGCAGTGTAGCAAGACTATTGCGATCAACACGTGAATCCCTCTCAACCTTTACTTGATTCTGTATGCCCCGTAGGACATCGGGAACTGTCATTGTATCGTAGAGTCGCTTGCTGTCCTCTGATAGCTTAGTAACTACGACTGGGTAATCCTCGTATCCATTTAACAACTCAAACTTTGCAAAGCCTGGAGCTTCTTCGTTTCCGCTGAAGCTACGATTAAATACTGTGCAGTAAATACCTTCGGCTCCATCCTCTGGGTCAATTAGTCGTTGATACCCGTAAACAATTTCAATTAACTCGTCGGATTCATATGTATTGTTGATTAAACTTCCAGCTCTTCGACCCTCTTCAAAATTGTCAATGCCGTTGGAATGAATGCCGCGATAATGTTCGATGATATATTCAACGAAGTCCTTATCCCATCCGTCGGTAGAAACTTTATTCTCTAGTTCTTGAGGGGTAAAGTAAGTTTTCCAAAAACAATAAGGAGCGCGCTGCGGGTCAGTAACGTAAGGAGGAAAAAAGAAATCACCATCAGGTGCCAGTGTTTTAATCTGGGGTGCGTCAACCTCTCGGCGAACTACGGGTAGTTCTGCCTTACCTTCTTTGCGAAGTTTCTTTAGTGCCTTCTTGGCTCTGGACTTCTTTACTCCAGGGAATGTAGATTCCATCAGGGTTATCAGGGAGTCGTCTTCTTCCCCGGACTGTATAAGCTGTGCAATCTCTGGGGCTATGGAAGAGATTTGATTCAGGTCTAGCTCTTGAAGGAAAGTTCTGTCCTCTCGGTGCCAGCCAATATATGTGATCAGGATGCCTCGCTCCAGTAGATAGTTAGCTCCTAGTTCCATCTCTCGTCCAAAGCGAGGAATGTATCCGGAAGAAACCATCCACTTTAAGAAACCTGAAACCAACTTAGCTCTTCCAATGTCATCAAGTGCAGTTGGGAAAGCTCTTACGTTTGCTCTATTCAAAGAAGCAACAAACAGGGAGACAAGTCTAGTGATGCGTTCATCAATGACGTGGCTCTCCATATCGGACGCTCCCTCCCAAGGGAATGCGTCAGCTCCGTGCTTGCGGTGGTCACGGCTTTTTCCTGGCCACGAATTTCTTCGGTCGTCGTAGCTAGATCGACACAGGTCAAAATAGGACTGCAGCTCTGTTACTGTTTCGTCGTATGCGTTCCGAAGCGTGTCAACGCTTGGAGTTTTATCGACATAAGTTAATGCCCTTGAGATATTTTCTGAATCCATAAATTATATATTACTGACTCTGAGGAGCTTTAATCCATTTATATTTTACGTTATCACCAGAATGATCAGCCTCAAAGTATATTACCTTCGACGTAAGTTTACCAGATAGTGCAAGCGGAATCATTACCGGAACCTTCTTCATCAACTCTCTTGTCTTAACAAAAACAAAACGAGGATTAGGGGCTTGTGAAAGGACATTTCCTCTGTGTATAGTGACCATTGGTATCAAGTCCTCGATTATGTCTTGACCCCTTTCCGAGATCCACAGGTTCCTTCCTCGACCAGTAACCTGATCCTCTTCTAGTTTGTTTACGATAATGTCGTGAGCTTTATCAAATGTTATTCCGTATTCCTCGGCTATATCTGTTAATCTTTTTTTGGGCATTAGTATCCTCCTTTGTTGTTTTTAGTGGTGAGCATTGATCCTTGGCTCATAAAGTCTGGTCCTTCTCCTCCGTTGGACATACGCAAGTAACGTATAACGTCGAAGAAATCCTTCAGGGATTCGTCGGCTTTTCCTCTTGAGTTGTAATTAATTAAACTGTCAATCAAGTTTCCGCAGTCACTGTGTATGTAGCAGAGAGGTCGGTTGGCTTCGTCTATCTCCATATTGGGATTATAACTGAACCAGTCGTCCAGGGCAGCTATGCCCTGTTCCTCCATAACCCCGCTTGATGGTATAAAACTTACGCCGTAGTCGTAGAACGAGGTGAACAGGTCGTCATTGTTCTCATTTTCCCTAGCAAAGAAACGGGAGTCACCGATCCTTTCGGTGACCTCTAGTCCTAGATCCTCCTCGATCTCCTTGAATAGCTCACAGTATCCCTCGACATTTAGTCCAATCTTTTTGGCTGCTGGTCCGTATTTCCATTTGGGGTCACCAAACATTGCCCACTCTCCGTAGGTAGCCCTGTCGGGCCACTCACTTCGGATGTATACTTCCCCGATGTCGTTTACTCCTGCCCAGATCATTGTGTAGTTCCTTGCCCCAGCGGGGTCAACGACCTGGTAAACTGTGTATTTGCTAGTGTCAGATATGTCTGGGAACGTCATCCCATACTTGTTTGGCTCATCTGACAATACATTGACCTCTGTATTGAAGTAAGGTAGCAGAGAATTAGCTGACTTAACAGGTAGCCCGTATGCACGAACCTTTATCTCGTCCTCTGGTCTACCCTGTAGGTCTTTAGCTATACGATCATATCCGCCGAATGGGTTCTCGTCGGAGTGCAGGTATACTATTGCCGCATCCCTAGATGGGCTATACTGGGCAACGGGGACTTCCTGTCCCCTAAGTAGTTCTGCTGGTTTGGTTTGCAGAGTTTCAGCATTCTTTAAGTAGTCAGCTATGAAGGG